GCATGTAAATGAGGATTCCCATCTTCATGAAATTCTTGAGCAATTATACAATAAGTTAAATCCAATTTCTCATTTAAAACAGCATAAAGCCGTGTTTTAAAAACAGGACATTGAGGATAAGTTAAAAACAAACACCTACTGTTCAATCTAAACTTTTTACGCTCTCGCTTAGAACCCAGCATAGTCTGTCCCTCTTGTCTTGTTAGTTCCATTATATTATATTATAATTTTATCCCCACTTCCATTTTATATCAATTATAACATATACTATATTATATTCTGATTAAAATATCCAGCCAATCAAAATTGAGTATCCAGATCAGAATTTATAAGGCTCCGCCATTTTTTTAATTATAATTATTATTATAAATTATAACATAAGCCGCTTAGCCGCCATCCGCCGAGGGGGTGCCCAGTAATATTAAGGGCACCCCATACCTCGGCGAAAAAATTTTTAGAATATAATTTAAAAATTTAAATTTAAAAACAAAGTCCATTATTAATTAATATATTTAACTAAATAAAATTCCCCATTAAGTTCCAGTATTGTTACAAAACTGTGCATATAATTCAAATGTAGCATCCCAAATTAACATTTCATCTTCATCAGATACAACTATCTGATTACTATCATAAAAAGCAATTTCACCAGTTAAATTAGAAAACTGAGAACATGCATTCCATACACCAAGTCCATTAGAATTAGTTCCAGTAGTAAAATCTTTTGGAAATGGAATATAATGACTCTGTTCTCCATGTAAGAAAGGACTAAACTTAAAACTAGAATCAGCATAACAAACTGCATTACCGACAGTTGCTTGAGAAGTTAAATTTGGATATAAATTCATATAAATTGCACTTAATCCACCAGCTAAAGAAATAAAACCAGCGGATGTTCCATTAACACCTAAAGCAATAGGATCTATCCATCTTCTAGTTAAAGTTACCTTTAAACCACTTAATCTATAATATGAATATTGAGTATATCTTGTTGCGAACTCAGAAGATTGAGCCAAAAGAAACGTTAAATTAACATAATCATTTGCTGTTGTATCTAAAATATAATGAGTACCAGAAGCACCAATATTTATTGGTCTATTAACAGTTAACTTAACCAATTGCATATCCGTTTTAAAATATCTTCCCAGTCTTGTTTTTTTCATACTAAATTGATTAATAGGATTATTCCTCCTATAACCTTTCCTTCTTAAAAACTTGCCAAATCTATAATTTCTACCCCTACTATATTTTGTTCTTTTTGGATATGATGAATATATACCAGTCTCCATAATTAATTATAAAAATATTTATAGTTTTGCTTATATAATAAAATAAATTAAGATATAACTATTTTGGATTGAGAATACCAATCTATTAACTCTCTATCTTTTATAGTACACATTTTAAATCGTCTTGATATAGCCTTGGCCATTACTAAATCTGTCGACCATAATTCCTCAGGCCAATAATTCGAAGTTACAAACAACTTCTTATAAATTGGCTTAACTGTACCTCCTTTTAATTCCGCTATAAATGAATACTTATCTGCCCATATCTTTAAATTATGTCCAAGCAAAGCAGAATCAAAATCATCTAAAACTACTACATTTTGTCCAGTATATCCATCCCACCATTTGTTTTGAGTCTTTGTATAACATTCTGGATACTGACTCCGGACCCAATACGTTTTACCAATTCCCGGTTCCCCATAAATCCAATAACATTCACGTTCATCCATTATAGAAGGTAAATTAGTCTTATCCATTATATATTGATCCTTTGCCAATCGTAATTGATTATATGAATAAATAGAAATAATTCCATTATCAACTAAATCAGGTAAATTAGAATTAAGAATAACTTTATTTTCTAAAGCCCTTTTTTGTACCTCAGGTTGACTATTAGATTCGTAAATTCCAAAAACAAAAGGATCACTATCCGCTTTCATAACATAATCACGAACGTCATCACTTTTTCGTGCTGTTTGATAATTACCATGATATCCATCCAAATCAAAATAATTTGGATTTTTAATATCCACTTTCTTTTTAGTTATAGCCAAAGCATGTAAATGAGGATTCCCATCTTCATGAAATTCTTGAGCAATTATACAATAAGTTAAATCCAATTTCTCATTTAAAACAGCATAAAGCCGTGTTTTAAAAACAGGACATTGAGGATAAG